GGGATAACGACACCATTGTCTTCATTCGCTTGGATGTTCCGCAATCTCTGCTTGTACATCCTGACGTGGTGGCATTCCTTGCACTGGTGCGTTCTACCGTCACGGTTACGATTATCAGAATAGAATTCGTCCAATTTGAGAATCTTTCCGCAAGTCTTACATGCCTTTTCATCAGATACTTCAAGCTGGTGGCATTCCTTGCACTTATGATCCCGTCCGTCAACAAACCTCTCGTCAATCGCAAATAAATCAAGTGAAAAAACTTTACCGCACGTGTTACATTTCTTCGTGTTCATGATCGATACCCCCGTGTTATTGAGAGGGTATCGTATCACATATTACAGATTTTGGCTACACTCCCACGAGCTGAACACTTGTATCAATCGATACGACCCCGAAGTCGGTATACTGGCTGGAAGTGCCGAAGTCCTGCAAGAACTGGATCTTCGACATGCCGTTCACCAGACCGACCAGAACTTCCAGGCGGCTCTTGTGATCCATCAGCTCTTCGGAGTACATCACCGATTGACCGTCGATCTCTTCGCCTGCGGAGGTCAGCATCTTGGCCTTGCCGAGCGCTTGACCCAGAGCTTGCGAACCGAGCAGGATCGCACGGTCCACTGCGTAGGTCGTTCCGAACCCGGCTGGAACCAGGTCGGTCGTCGTCTCGGTCTGGCTCGTTGCGGAAGCGCAGTGGTTGATCGGGTTGCCGGCGTAGAAACGAATCGGCTTGGGCATCTTGACGATCAGAATACCGCGCCACAGGCCAGCGTCGCCCAGCATCAAGGGGTTCTTGTTGGCGGCGGAAGCGCGGGCCATCGAGTTTGCCTGCCAGGTGCGGAACAGCGGGCTGCGCAAGAAGGCGTTGTACTGTTCGTTGGACACCAACAGAACGCGCAGGGGGCTATCGCCGGCCAGCTCGTCACCATCGAACTTGACGGCGCCGGGGGCGAACGGGATGCCATCAAGCCAGGTCGCCAGCGAGTCAACCAAGTCAGTAGACATGGTGTCGGTGGTCTGGATCGTCACGGCGCTGGCCGAAGCGGCGAACTTAGCGATGTTGCCGCCCGAAGCCATGAAGTGGCGGTTGTTCGATGGGGCACGAACCGTGTTGATCATGATCGAAGCAAACTGCGCGTCGGATGCCAAAGGTACAGCCCATTCGCCGTTGGTCTGGAAACCGCGAGCACCTGCCAGATGGACCAGCGTACGTTGATCTTCCAGACGAGACATGTAGCCGTACGCGCCGGCACGGGCCATACCGAGCAGCTCATGCACGGTACGTTGCTGAGACATCTGGCTGCCAGCGGAAACCGGTTTGCGGGTCACGTTGATGTGCAGGCCGTCTTGCGAGAAAGTCATCGCGTCGCCCATTCCTTGAGCGTAGGCGTCGCCCATGATCGGGGTACCCATCACTGGGTTGACCAGATCGAAGGTGATGCGGTCACCGGCCACCTTGGTCAAGTCCTTGTTACGGACGATGGGGTAGTCGGTGGAAGTCTGCATCTTCGCTTTGTCCTGAGCGTCAGCGTCGGTCGGAAAACTACCGGCGAGACGATTCAGGATGGTGCGGCGTTGCATGGTGGCGTAGAACAGACCGACGGATTGCTTGACAATCGCCAGGGGTGAACCGAGTGGTAGTATTGTTGCGCTCATGGTGTTGCTCCTTCTATTGGGAATGTGGCGTCATCTCGACGCGTTATAGCGATTTCAGGATTGCCTCCGGTGTCATGTTGGCGAACTTCCTTGACCAACCGTTTGCGGTGGTCGGTTCTTCGATGGTGTGTGCGACTTGCGACGCAGGCACATCGGTTAGACTCTTGAGCTTCGGGGCTTTCGCCTTGGATATTGCGGCATCTGCGGCTGCCTTGATCTCGGCATCCGATTTAGCTGGCACGGTAGCCGGTGCAGCGTGCGTGGCTTTGTACTGGTCAAACAGTTCGACCACCTCCTTTGCAGAACCGGCTTCAATGACGTGCGTCGCACCGGACTTGGCGTAGCCAGGCAGGGTGTCGATCCATTTATCAATCGAACCATTCTTCATCAGTTCGCGGAAATCAGGATGCGCGTCGGTAATCACGGAGAAGTGCGCTTCATATGCTGCGTCTTCTGCGGATTTCTGGATCGGGGCGAGTGCTTCGTTGAACTGCTTGGTCAATTCGGCGGTCTTCAGACTCACGCCAGCTTCGATCATTTTCTGCAACGCTGGGACTAGCGTTTCAGCGAGTTCGGGGTAATCTTTCTTCAGGCCGGCGAGCACGTCTTCCTGGGCTTCCGTGGTTTGAGTGCCGGTTGCGGCGTCCTCGACCTTGGCGGCCTTCAGGTTGGTGATCAGATCGGCTTGGGTGGAAGAGAGTGTTTCGAGTTGCTCCACTTTCGCCCGAGTCGCTTCAAGTTCAGGATCGACGGTGGGTTCCGTAACGACGGGATCAGGCTCGACAACCGGGTCGGGTTCGACCACAGGTGTTTCAGGATTGTATTCGACCAGTTCACCACGACCGAGTAAATGTAATTGCTCAGTCGTCAGCGAGTCATACGCATCGGCGTTGTTCAAGAACCACTCAAAATCATGGCCTGTGTTATCGGACATGGTGAAACTCCTTTTTATTGCTAGGATGGACGCCATCTCGGCGTGCATTGCTTATATACCACAGGGCGAACCCCGTGGCAATCGTTTTAGAACGGACCGAGGTTACCCCAGATCAGGGAAATCGTACCGTTCACCAGAATCGCATCGTTTCCGCCAGACCCGGCATCCACCACTGCGAAGTTCAGGAACGCTTTTTTCGCCGTTCCAGAGCCGTCCCATTGTACGGGGGCGGTCGAGATGCCCTTGAATGTGCTGGCACCGGCGGTGAACGTACAGGCGGTCGATGCGATGATGTCCGCTTCAGTGTTGGTCAGAGTCGCATCGGCACCAGCGGTTGCGGTTCCGATCGCAGACACGATGGCGGCGGTGGCGGTCAGGCCAGTTCCGACACGAGCCAGCGTCAGATTGGTGGTAGCGCCAAGCAAGGACAGTACGCCGAGCGGGAAGTCGTAAATTTCCAGACCGCCGTATGCCCCAGCGGTTGTCGCATCGGTCGTGGTGACCGACACATTAGTCAGCGTCAGGATCGTCTTGTTCAGACCAGGCGACGTGTCGGAGTCAGTAACCCCGGCGGTAATCGCAGCGGCGGGAACGGTGCCGGGTGCCGAGTAGTTGAAGATCGTCGGCCCCGCCAGCACGGTAAACGTGTCGGTGTGCCCGGAGTACAGGCCGATAACCGAATCTTCTACTTGGTCGGTTTGCGCGATTCCCCAGTTGTTTACCGCCGGCGCGGTGGTGAGCTGTGTCAGGGTCTTCGGCATCGTTACGACTTTGCCGGATACATTTTTGACTAGATACATGGTCATGCTCCTTTATTTAAAATTGCGTTGGCCTTGCGGTCGATCTCTGCCTTCTGGGCGGGGGCGAGATTTCCCGCTGCGACTTGTTGCGTTGCGCGCGCTTTGGCGTTCGCGGCATGACCGGCGTCTGGCATTGGGTACTTGCCGATACCGGTGCGCTTGTCGTACACGCCGAAATTACCGGGCGCGATCCGATTGCGCTGTGCTGCGGTCAGTTTACTCACAGCCCCGCCTCGATCACGGTGGCGTTCGTCACGCTGTTCCAGATGCGGACCGCTTGAACCGCGCGCGTCTCGCCCGCCGTGAACGCCAGGGTTGCGACACTGCCGTCGAGACAGGTTACTTTGACGACACCGGCGCCGCCGCAACGAATGAACCGGCATGGATTGGCCAGATTCACTGTGTCACTCTTGGCGAGGGTCGAATCGGCGGTGGTGATAAATCCTACAGGCGGGTCGTTCCTCATTATTGCTGTCCTCCTTCAATGCCGCGACCCGCGCCGAGTGCTGGCGATGGGGGTCTTGGCGGGTAATTTGGGTGAGTGTTGGGTGTGGGCGGCACGGGGTTCGGGCCTTGCGGTACGCCTTGTGGCAGGGCCGACTCAATGTTGGGGCTCACGCCGTTCGGGGTGGGTGGGATATACCCCGCGCCTTTCAATATCTCGTCTCCGACAGGAGCCAGTTCGGGCGAGGCGATGATTAAACCGCCGGCCTCCATCGCCTGGTAGGCGCCCAGCGTTCCGATCGATACCGCATCGGCGTTGAGCTTCTTGATCTGTGCCTGTTTTAACTGGCCGTCCTGGATCAATTGCTGCGCCTTGTGCTCTACGCCGGCCTTCAGCAACGCGGCCTGCACGGCTTGGTCCTGTTGTTGCTGGATCTGCTCGGGCGTCGGTTGCGTCATCGCTTCACGCAGGGCTTTGATGGCTTCGGCCTTGTGTGGGACATCCATGAGCGACAGGAGTTGTGGCGCCAGCACCGTCTGGAACTTCTCGGGCATAGATTTGTACGCCTCGCTCATACTGGTCAACTGCTGGCCACGGTAGGACGGCGAATTTGGTACGTCTTCCAGCGTCACTTTGAGCATCGTGCGGCTCACGTCGTTGGTCAAGTAACCGTCAGGATGAGGTACGTTGAGCGAAACCTGACGTGGAGCGGCACTTACGGTGCCCGGCAGGGTGACGGTAGCGGGGTTGTCGGCCAGGTCTTCCACGATCAGCGACAGCAGCAGTTCGCCCACTTCGTTGCGTGAATCCTGGAAATTATCGAACAATTCGCCCAATCCGAGGGAGGATTGTTCGACCAGACCGGAGTTTGCCACGGCGGAACGGGCTTGAGTCGCTTCACCCATGTACGAACTATTGATCGAACTGACCCGCTTGATTCCTTCGCGGCAGTCATTAAGCAGGTTGTTCTGCTGGTCGGTGAGTTGGAAATCGCGGTCAACCTTGAATATGTGACCTTTCGCCGTGAAATCACGGGTGAGTACGATGTCCGCATCAGATCGGGCCACTTCGCGCCGGACAGTGGCGTCGTCGTCAAGACAGGCACCTTCCGTGCGCGTCGTTATGGCCGAGGATATACCCCACCGCAGCTTACTTATCGTAGCGTTGAGGGCATCCTGCAAATATATCCATCCGCGAGCTAACCCATACGGGACGCCGGTACGATCCTCGCGGCGATACCAGAACGGGACGTAAGGGAAACGGTTGTGCTTGTAGGGGCAGGGTTCGTCGCTGAGTTTGTGGGGGCCAAGCCACCACGACAGGAACACCTTGCTAGTGACGGCGTACTCGGTCGTGACCAGGCCGTTACTGATTGCCATGGCGTGAACCATGGACGACGGATCGTGCTCGACCACTCGACCGTCG